AATGCATCCAAATCTTCGTCAAAGTGAGATTCAGATACAACTTCTGCATCATCTGTCTCTACGCTTTCAGCATGCATCTTCATATATGCTGCTGTTAGCTCTTCTTTTTTCATCTTAGACATTTTGTTATACATGGCATTAACCATACCTGCTTTTGTCTTTGGTGCAGTTGCTTGTGCCGGTGCTGATTTCTTAATTTCAGCAGCGTCATCTTCAGCAGCTTTCGCCCCATCAACTTCAGGTGCAGCCTTTGCCTCGTCCAGGTGATTCCCATCAGAAACTTCAACGTTCTCAAGGGTCTCATCTTGGAGTTGTTCAACAACGTCTTCGACTTCGATTTTCTGTTCGATATCAGACATTCAATACTCCTATTGAGTTAAAGTTTTGAGAGGAAATCTTTGAAGACTTTCATCTGTACATTACTCATGTCAGCTGATTTTGCTTCTTTGATCTCAGTCTCGAACTGTTCAATTTCTTGTGCTTTTAGGATACCATTATCCCAAACCCAATCTACTCCTTCCATGATGCCATTTACAAAGGCCTCAGGAGCAGATGGATCTTGTACGATATCAACTGTAGATAAGATAAAATCGTTACCTACCATGTTAACACCATTACGTTGCACAAGACTACCCATACCACGACTTGAAACACCAAGCTGAACACCACCTTCCATCAGACCCTTTACAATCTGACCCATTGGAGTATTCAATATTAGTGCTTTACCCATCACATTATTACCATCCCAATTAAGTTCGGTAATGCGATGAGATACTTTATCCAAATTAACAGTAGGGCCTTCTGGGTGATTCAATTCACCTACAGCTCTACCTTTGGAAACTTGTTCAGCAGTGTATTTTGCCACTGCTTTTTCTAGGACTGCTTTCGGGTAGATCCTGCCATTGCGGTTCTTACCTTCAGCTTGCATAAAGATACCTTCGATGACAGCGGTTTTCTCGCCGTTATCGTTAGCTTCAGTCATATACTCGAGTTTTGTATCGAGATGTTCTGTCATTAACTTCATGTTATTTGCCCATTAATTTTGTGAAATCTTTAATTGCCTTTTCAGCGTCTTTTTCAGTTTTAAAAGTATCTAAATCTTGACCATCAATCGATGCAACAAACTTAGATCCTTTCTTTTTAATTTCCGCTTTGAACTTACCTTTACCGACTTTAAAAGACTTAGTAGCCTCAGATACAGTATTAGGCTTCGTCCTGAATTCCTGAAACTTCATCATCGAGTTCTACTTCCTCTAATTCTGGTGCAGTACCAGTCATTCCTTGTGCGATAGAAATCTTACGATCATCCATTGCGGTATTAATTTTATTTTGCATTAGTGCAGCAAATGCGTTATTCGCGTCATTTTTGCTATTACCATCTAATGCATTAATTAAATCACTTACTTCAGTCATCTTACTCGCCTTTCATTTATTTATACAACCTACGATTTAGACTTTAAATATCTTCATCATTATTGTCATTCATGCCTTCACTATCAATTTGTTTGATAATATTTTCAATATCTTCTTCTGTTTGCATTAATACGTTCTTACGTATCCATTCAACAGAGTAATAACGTCCTGCATATTCATCTATTTCACGTAATGTACCTAAACGTTCTCGTAATAGTTCTGCATCTTTCAGCTCAGAGAAGTGGTTATCTTTTAAGAAGTCAACACTAATGTCAGATCTAATAGTTTCCCATTCATCTTCTGTAACAATGCCTTTAAGAATAAGCTGTGTTTTAAGAATATCAATGAATAGTGCAGAAAACTTCTTACGTAATCTATTAATAAACTTTTGGAACTTAAGCTCATCTCTTGAGATCTCTGTAGATCGACCAAGATTAAACTGTTGTTCTTGTTCTAAACGACCACTTGGTACATTTAAAGATTTATATAGCTTACGACGGAAGTATTCAATGTCATCAATCTGACCAAGGTTTTCACCACCAGGTAGAGTAGAAATCTCAGTACCACGACCACCTTCACGTCTTGGTAACCAGAAATCTTCAAGCATTGACATATGCTTCTTTCATCTTTCATATCACCAGTTTCAGCATCGTAAACCATTTTGTTACGGTACTTTGCCATGATGTTACGTAGATATTCTTCTGCTTTACCTTTTGGAAGGTTACCTACATCGATATAAAAAATACGACGTTCAGGAGCACGTGCAAGACGATAGATTACCAATGAATCTTCCATCATACGAAGCTGATTAACAGGCTTCAGTGCTTTATGTAGGTGTGATAAGATACGTTTACGACTTGGATCTAATAGCCCAGAAGTAACATATGTAATAGAATCTTTTGCAATCTTAAGACCTTGTGATTTATTTCCAAGTGAATCGTTCTGGAAGATAAAATATTCACTAGCGCCTATTATAATTTCAGCACCTGTCTTAGGATCTTTTTCTTTCTTGAGCTCACGTACTTTGCGAATCTTTGTAGGATCAATAGAACGTAGTTCAATTAAACCATTCTTAGGATTAGACTCATCTATGATCTTATGGTAGTACAAACGTCCATCGACGTACCAACGACGGAAGATGTCGTGGCCATACCAGTTCATATTAAGCATAGCAATAATGTGCTCGAATTCTTCTGACATCATTTTCTTGATGCGATCAGGTTGATCTAAATCATCCATGATAAGCGATACTGGTGAGGAGTCATCATCAGAAACGATAGATTCGTTAACAATGTCTTCAACTGCTGCATCGCATTCTGTATGCTGAGAGATATCTCGGTACTTAAAAATAAGTTCTTTTTCTGACTTAGTTTGGTCACCATTAATATCAACATACTGGCCGTAATGACCACCGGCATTGATTACATTACCAATACCTTCATCTTCATCCATAGGAGCAACAAAGGAGGCGCGTTTGCGATCTTCCTTTTCTTGATCCTTTTTCTTTATTTCAAAACCAAAAAAGTCGGCCAATGTAATATCCTCTCAATAATAGCAGAGGAGAGTAAATCCCCTCTGCTTATACTGTTATTTATAAGGGTTTAAGAAGTCGTATTTGATTCCCAGTATTGAACTTGAAGTTCAACTGTAAACTCTTCGATAACATTTTCTGAATCGTATGATACATCGATTGCAGAGATGTTAGTTGGAAAAGTTCCTCGGAAGTCATATCGTTTAACAGACTCTCCTGCCTTATTTAACTGTTCTACAACCATGTCTGCTTGATAGTCAACAGGGTTAGTTAGTCCAGTGTTTGCGTTGTGCTGGTTAATACCATTCATCCAACGTTCGAAAGCACTTCGTGTTTCCATTTGAACGTCATTGATGATTGTCACTGACCACGGTTCGAATGTACGATCACCTGCAATTTGCAACTGACGTCCACGGAATGGGATAGTGATTGGTGCAATGATAGAAGCAGGTAGCTGAGCAGCTTTACACATGAATGATGCTAGCTCAACGTTGCCTCCGGCATAACCAGGAAAGTTTAGTGTTGCTTTAAATAAGTTACCACGGGCACCGCCACCTGTCAACTTGGATTTAAAGTCATCTACGCCTAAAATAGCCATATTTTATGTCTCCTTACTGACCGATGATTTCACTGAATTCAACGCCTGTTCGTGTAGCGATAAAGTTCAGAGTGATAAAGTTAATCGAACGAGCAGGCTTGATGTATATATCAGCTACGAAACGGTTACCATCGATTACTGCACCAGTATTATTTGTTGCGTCACAAATAACTGAGAAGTCCGTGATACCGCGTCGACCTTTTACATCTCGCAAGAATGGTTCAACTAGGTTGCGGAATTGAGCGCGTGTAAACTCATC